TGCAACAGGCAGAGTTCAAAATCTCGTATTCCAATCCGGTAGCCATTGCTCAACGGTCCGGTGAACTCGCTTCGATTTCACAACTGATTCAGTTCCTTGTTCCATTTGCACAACTTGATCCGACTGTCATTGAACGTTTTGAAACCGGAAGAGTTGCCGAATTGGCAGCAGAGATTTTAAAAGTTTCTCCCTCGGTTTTCCGTACAGAAGCAGAACGGGATCAGAAGAAGAACGAGGAACTTCAGCAACAGCAGATGATGGAACAGATGCAACAGGCTCAAGTGATTGCCCAGCAACAGTCCTTGATTTCACAGTCTCGCAGAGACGAATCCGTAGCAACTCTTAATGAAGCAAAAGCCAGAAGCGCATGATCTTTCAAAAAAAGAGGCAGTCTGATTATCGGACTGTCTTTGACTCCCCCCAAGGACGCAAGGTCTTAGCGGACCTCTGCCAACGCCACTTCGTTTTCAATTCCACTCACATCCCCAATGATCCGTACACTTCTGCTTTCCAGGACGGTAGACGTTCTGTGGTGGTAGACATTTTACGGTATCTGAAGATTGATCTGGAGACTCTAGAAACCCAAATGGAAAGACCCTATGAATGAAGTTCCAACGGAATCCACCGAGACCACCGAACCCACCCAATCCCCCATGGCGTTTGATCCGACTTCTTTGCCGGAAGACCTCGCTCATGAACCGTCTCTACGGAATTTTGACGATGTATCGAAGCTAGCAAAAAGCTATGTCAATCTAGTTAAAAAAATGGGAGTTCCCGCAGAGCAACTGGTTCGACTTCCTGCTGACGGAAACTACGAGGAACTCTACAATCAGCTTGGCAGACCTCCTGATCCACAGGGTTACGAAATCGATCTGTCGAATGACATCAATCTGGAGTACGTCAACAATGCTCACAAACTGGGTCTTTCCAAGGATCAGGCACGGAACGTCTACGATTGGATGATGAACAAGTATGAACAAATCAGATCCCAGGAACGAAACGAGTACCAGGAAGCCGTCCAGCAAGGGATTGAATCACTGAAGAGAGAATGGGGAACCGACTTTGAGAGTCAGACCCAGATTGCCAAACAGGCATTTCTCCAGTTAGCAGACGCAGACACAGTCAAGATGGTGGAGGCATCCGGCCTGGGAAACTCTCCGGAGATGATCAAACTCTTCAACCGAGTCGGTCAAATACTAAAGGAAGATGGTATGCTACAGAACGATGTGGCTTTTGGTGACAGTGGGGGAAGAGCATCGATAGAAAGTCGGTTGCAACAGATCATGGATTCTGATTCTCCGTACTGGAATGGGATGCATCCGGAACACGATAAATACGTCAGTGAGGCATTGAAACTCCGAGAGCTTTTGACATGACAGAAGAACAGATTCAACTCCGATTAGAATGCTTGCGTATCGCAGTAGAAAACGGTACAGTGGCTGATATCAGTAACCCCATTGAACTTGCTGATAAGTATTACCAGTGGGTCACAAAGCCCACCGATTCCCTCATGCAAAAGGAACGGAAACGGACAACCAGATCCTGACCCGTACTTCTTCTGCTTCCTATCGGAATCCTGAGACATCAGACATCTGATGTAGGACAACTCCAATCATAGGCATGAGATCAATTCTCATCTCAGGTTGGATTATGTCTAATCAGGTAACGACTGCTTTTGTTCAGCAGTACTCCCAGAATCTAGCTCACCTCGCCCAACAGAAAGGATCACGCTTGCGTGGTCTGGTGCGAACGGAAGGGGTCCGAGCAAAACAAGCCTTTTTCGATCAGATCGGTTCTCAAACTGCTTCCGTCCGGACAACCCGTGGAGCAGACACGATCATCAACGATACGCCTCATGCCCGAAGACGAGTGACTTTGGCAGACTACGAGGTAGCAGATCTGATTGATGACCAGGACAAACTCCGAATGATTGTCGATCCGACTTCTTCGTATGCACAGGCTCAGGCTTTTGCAATCGGTAGAGCGATGGACGATGTCATCATCAGTGCAGCAACCGGAACTGCGTATACTGGCGAAACTGGGTCAACTTCGGTGACTCTCTCCGGATACAACAGTGGTTCTCAAATTGTGGCAGCGACTGTTCGTTCCACTGGTTCTGGAAGCACAGGGCTAAACATTGAGAAACTCCGTCAGGCAAAATTCCTGATGGACAATGCTGATGTAGATCCAAGCATCCCCAGAGTGATTGTCGTAGGTCCAAAACAGATCCAAGATCTGTTAGCGACAACAGAAGTCACCAGTTCTGATTTTAACACCGTGAAGGCGTTAGCCCAGGGACAAATCACTGATTTTCTTGGCTTTACCTTCATAACGTCTACCAGATTGTCTCTAGATAGTTCTACAGATGTACGCAGTTGTTTTGCGTATGCAGTAGACGGAGTCCTCTTGGCAGTAGCCAAAGATTTGACGGTACGAATCGATGAACGTCCTGACAAGTCCTACGCTACCCAGGTCTATGCTTGTATGTCCATCGGGGCAACTCGGATGGAAGAGACCAAGGTTGTTCAAATCGAATGTGACGAATCACCATAAGGAGATTAAATGGCTGTTACCACTCAAAAAACTACCGAGTACACCAATGCTACGGCTGATCCGGTAGTCAACAACGAGTCAACCGAATTCCAGGGTCGACTTCGTGTAATGTTCTTCACCCATGACCAGGACGGTGCTGGGGATGCTACCTCTTCAGTAGCCATCGGGAAACTTCCGGCAGGACGAGTACGAGTTCTGTTGGGTCTTTCTCGCATGTACTGCAACTGGACCACTGCTTCGGCAACCTTGGATCTTGGTTGGGATGCTTACACAGACGGGGATAACACAGCAGTTGCTGCTGATCCCAATGGTCTGATCGATGGTCTCTCCGTAGACACTGCTGGCTATTTTAACATGGAAGGTGCTTTAGCCGGAATCAAGGCCACTGGCGGAACCTATGTCTTTCAGTCAATGGGAGGTGTAGTGATCCGAGCAACCAGTCAGGATACGGCTATTGCCGATGGAGATGATCTGGTCGGTTACATCGTCTATGTGATTGACTGATGTCTTCAGTAGTTCAGATCTGTAATATCGCACTGACGAATGTCGGTGAGACCAAAATTGCAGCACTGAATGAAGAGAACGAGAGGGCTAGAGTTGTCAATCTTCGCTACGAAGACTGTCGAGACTCGGTCCTCCGGTCTCATCCCTGGAACTGTGCAGTCAACCGAGTAGAACTTTCTGCCGATGTCAGTGCTCCCGTGTGGGGTTATGCCAAACGCTTTGCTCTACCTGCTGACTGTCTCCGAGTTCTGGACATTGAAAACTACTTTGAAGAATACGAAGTCGAGGGTCGGTACATTCTGACCGACAGTACGGCAGTCAAACTAAAGTACATCAAAAAGATTACTGATCCAAACGACTTCGATTCTCTATTGGTCCATGCCATTGCGCTCAAGTTAGCTTCAGAGATTGCAGAAAATCTGACAGGTCGAGCGGATCTTCGGGACAGGATGTTTACGAAGTATCTTCAGATTCTTTCAGAAGCTAGAGGAGTCGATTCTCAGGAGAGGTCGATGCCTGTCGAGTTTGTAGCCGATGGTTTGATCAATGCCCGTTTGGTCGGTTCTCAGCCCAGAAGAGCCAAGTTTTCCAGTGAGGTGTAGATGAGGATTCAAGCACTTCAGTCTTCCTTTGCAGATGGGATGATCTCTCCGAGAATGCAGGGGATGGTGGAACTGGAGTCCTATCGATCTTCCTTGGCTCTTCTTGAGAACATGGTGGTTCTCCCCCAGGGTTCCGTAACTCGGAGACCAGGGACGTTCTTTGCCAACAGCACTCCTTCCAATGCCCAGGTCCGTTTGGTCCCGTTCAATCGGGGTCAAGGGACTTCGGTCATCCTAGAATTTTCCAATAACTTACTTCGTTTCTACGCAAATGATGGGATCATCGAATCCGGTGGTTCTCCCTACGAAGTCGTTACTACATATACTACGGCTCAGTTAGCCGATCTCAGTTTTACTCAGAGTGCAGA